GGTGGCGGGGGGGTTGTAGTGGCTGGCGTGAGGCGTCGAAATCGACAAGAGCGAGCCAAGACCGGCGACGAACGCTTTCGCCACCCTCTTCCCTCTAGCTGCCTGTCGCTTCATCCGCTGGTTCATCGGTCCTTCCCGATCATTGCGGGTTTCATATAGCCCAACAATGTGACCGCACAACACACTATCACGAAAATTCGTTTCCGCCACCTTTCTCAGCCCCTCCCAGCTTGTCCACAAGGTCAGCAATACTGTCTTGACTAGGAATTTGTTCCTATGCGTTTATCGGAACGAAAGGGGAACAAAACAATGAGGTCAAGGGATCTTCTTGTGGCTGAGCTCATCGAGATTCTGGCCCGGCTTTCGGATGAGGATTTGGAGTTTGTGTTTCAGAGGGGCTGCGAGATTTTAGCCGATCCCGAGCGAGAGAAACAAACTCACGTAGATCCTCATCGCTCATCGCCTGGATCATCTCCATGATCGATATGGTCCTGGCCTTCCGGTCCACAGGTGGCGCCGAATAGAATGGACCTCCCTTTCCCTCTCCAGGGCCGCCGGGCGGGGGCGCGAAAAGGCATTCACGTTCGGTTTGAAGAAGGTCTAGCAGGCTGGAGAGATACTCTTCCGTAGGGAAGTTATTCTTCGTTCGCCATCTCCAGGCGAGTTCTTTACCCGCGCCAGTGACGCGCAAAATATCTCCAGGCGTAAGGCCTCGATAGAGCCTCCACTCTTCAATGTAGTTTTTGCGCTTCCTCTTACGAGGTGTCGATTCTTCCTGCTGCATGAAGAGCAACATATTTCGCAGCGGCCGGGAAGGCGTTTGCAGGACGTGCAACCTTTTTCTTGACATAGGTGGCACAACCTGCAACCTATGGGCGCATGACAAAAATATCTGCACTTCGCGAGTTTCGGTCAGGGCGCACGCTTGGCGCGGCTGCAAAGGCACTTGGCGTGGACAAGACCACTTTGTTGCGCTGGGAAGAGGGTGTTGTGAAAATCCCGCATGACCGCGTTCTCGACGTTGAGCGCGTGACCGGCATTTCGCGCCACGAGCTGCGCCCCGACCTCTCCCGCATCTTCATTTCGACCAACTCCACCCCCGTGGAGGAGCAGGCGTCATGAGCAGACTTGACCATGGCCTGTTGAATTTGCCGCTCGCTAAGCGCGGCAACATCGATGCGCAGATCGATCGCTTCAAGGCGGAGCAAGCCAAAGAAACCCGCCGGCAGGACACCGCCAGCTTCCATCGAGTTCGAGCGCAAAAAGCCCGCGTCCGTGAGTTGTTGGACCGGATTGGCGACTATCGGGTGCTGCAGCTCGCCACGCCGCTCGGAGCGCGGACGGCCAAGAAGGCCCGCGAAGCTCTCTACCGCGCCGCCCTCAGCAACTTGGATCGTTGGATACCTGTTCTTGAGCGGGAAAATATCCCGGCAGGCGGTTGCGCGACGTGTTGGGCGCCTGTCGGTCAGTGCGATCATGACGGTCGCGAGTGGCTTGGGGGAGGCGAATAGATGCTCTCCTCCACCCGTCTCAAAGAGATCGTTTCCGAAGCCCGCCCGTACATCGAGCGGCAGATGGACGACGCCGAGCGCATTGCCGGGTTTCGCGACGTAGTCGCCGCCGAGGGCGGCGACTGGTCTGCCCTCAAGGCTCTCATCAAGGCCCAGATCAAGGACAAGGACGAGCGCGACGACAGCGGAGAGCGCAAGCACGTCCGCAAAATCCTTGACAAGGCCGAGTTCTCCTCCGGCTACGCCGACATGCTCGGCTGGTCGAATATGAACGAACAAAATTTTTCTTCCGGCGAGGTTCACGACGAACCTGCTACCGAAACCACGTCCAAGCTGGTCGCGACGGTCGCCACGGCCATACAGACCGAGATTGGTCGCAAGGCCCTGACCAACGCGCTCGACGTGATGATCGAGCGCGAGGAAGGAGAAATCACCGAACCCCTTCCGACCAAAGCGGAAGGGCAGGCGCAGGACGGTCGGGACGCATCCGGTGCTACCGTCCGTAGGACCTCGCTTCCCGGTGCCGAGGGCGCCGTAGACCGGGACACCAATTCCGGTGACGTAGCTCAATGGATAGAGCAAGGGAATTCTACTCCCCAGGTTGAGGGTTCGACTCCTTCCGTCATCGCCACCCAATCTCAGCCTGCCCCCCAGGCTGAGAGCGACCTGACCCAACCGGCTCTCGGTCAGGTCGCATCCCATCCCGAAGCGAAAACCTCCACGGACGGCGGCGCGACTGAGCAGGAAGATGTTGAAGGTCCTGCCGACAGCGTGACGGGAGAGGTGAGTAGGGGTGGCAGTGCCCGGGCACTGCCTGCAACGTCTGAGGTTATGGACGCGACAGCCGGAGAGACGGCACCTGTGCAGGGCGCTTCGGAAGCCACCGAGGCTCATAACCTTGGCCAAGCCGAGGCGCGGAACCTCATTGAGTACGACGCGGAAACCGGTCGCTTCACGTGGCGCGTTGATTGTGGCCGCGCTCGTGCAGGCCAAGCCGCGGGGAAGGTTGGCAGTAGCGGCTACCTCGAAATCCAAATACATGGGCGAAGCTACCCTGCCCACCGGTTGGCTTGGCTGATGGTCACCGGTGAATGGCCTGCCGAGTATGTCGATCACGTTGACCGCGACAAGCTCAATAACCGCTGGCCCAATCTGCGAGCTTCCTCGGCTTCTGAGAACGCGAGGAACATAACGGCAGCGCGGTCTAACAACACCTCCGGATACAAGGGCGTCTCGTGGCACGGACAGAAAGAAAAGTGGCGCGCAGAGATTAAGGTCCACGGAGAGAGCCGGTTTCTTGGCCTGTTCGATAGCAAGGAAGCGGCGGCGCGGGCCTACGACGCCGCAGCAAAGAATTTGCATGGGGAGTTCGCCAATCTGAACTTTCCGGCCCCTGCTACCATCGTCTATCCCGCCCCAGGCGTCGTGGTCATGGAGCACACGCCCCCTGAGGGGATTGTGGCCCATCCCTATGCCGCCTGCTGGCCCGTCAACAACATCGACGTAGCCGGCGGCGTTCGCGAGCCCATCGTCAAGATCGGCAAGATGATCCTCGATGGCCGAGGCCGGTACTTCGCGGCCAGGGCGGTGAATGGAGGGGAGGGCATCGACTACCCGGTGGTTCAGTACGCTGGCACCGACCCGCTGATGGACTGCATTCGATGGAACCTCGCCAGCCGGACGAACCTGCATCCTCACAACCTCAGGATCATTGCCGACAAGCTGGTGAAGCTGGAGCCGGACCGGTCTGACGAAATCATGGCCGCCTTCGGACTTGAGACAGTGGCGGAGGCTGCCCAATGACCCGTCCCCGCATTCTCCCTCCCAGCCGTGTCGGCAATCTGCTGTGGGTGGTGTTCTGGTCCATCGCGGGATGCATCGGCGTGATGACCGTGGCGGTCGAGGGCTGGCGGCTGCTTGCCCTGCTGGAACTTCGGATACTCCTGGGGGCGGCCGTTGCCACGATATTGATCGCGTCATTTGCCCTCGGCTGCATCTTCGGCGCTCATCGCCACGGCTCGGGAGGCGGGGATGAGGGCTGAGGTTTTCAACTTCCTTCTCGGCCTTTTCGTCGGCGCCGTCATGGCCGCCTGGCTGCTCACGGGGCCGCTGTGATGCTATCGCTTGCCTCCCTCGATCAGCACCAGACACGGGGCCGCGCTTGTTTTGCGTTGCGCGGCTCTCTGCCTGCTGCTGCCAACGAGTATGCGCAGGACTGGCCGGCCTCGTGCCGGGCTGGGATCACTCACCTGACGCCTGTTGCCCCCAACAGCACTGGCCGGGGCGATGTCCCCGGCGCTTTCCCTTCCCATCGGCGCGCGGGCATCCTCCTCCCCTCGCAGCGCCGTAGCCGGATGCGCATCCCCTCCATCTGCGCATCCGGCACCCTTTCCATTGGCGCGACCGCCTGCCAGCGATCCCGCGCCCAATCCATTCCGGTCGAGCCAGTCTCTCAAGGCATCGCTCACCGGATAGTCCATCTAAATCGCCTTTCGTGTTCGCCTTCACTCGATGGTTTCAGGGCTATCGGGAAGGAATTGACCTGTGGGGCAAAACCATTGCCGCCGGACGGCAAAATCTATGACTGACATCACCGCTGACATTGGTGGGGTTGACGAGGCCAAGGAGTGGGCGAACCGCATCGTTGCGGCGAACCATCGCGGCCCCGGCGACACCGTGGACGCGGCCATGCACCGAGCGGCGGTGAAGCACGGCCTCGACCCCAAGCTGCTCTGGAGGCTCCGCTACCGGACGCCGAAGGACATGCTGGTCAGCACCTGGAAACGGATCAGGGCGGCGTACGACGCGGAGTGCGCCCGGCAGGAGGCCAAGCTCCGTCATGAACTCGAAATCACCAAGGCCCTTCCGGCCACCCCGGCTCGTCTCGCTCTTATCGCAGAGACTGAGGCACTTCTGGCAGCGCTGGATAGCGCGACGGAAGGACGATCTGCCGAACGAACCGATTGAACCCAAGGAGGACTGACCCATGGCCTCACGCGCCAAACCCACCGAAGTCACTGCCCCGGCTATCCCGGCAGATGAAGCCTTTGCCAATGTGATCGCCGCCGAACGCGATGCCGCGTTCATGGATGCGCAGGCGCTCGAAACGCAGAAGGTAGCTCGCGAAGGCCGGTTCAACCGCGACCTCGCCCGGCTCGATGCTGCGTTCAAAGCGGACATGGCCTCTCTGGACGGGCAGATCGCCACGCTGCGCCGGAAGATCGTTGCGGCAGATGTGGCCCTCGAAAGCCTCAAGGGCGAGCCGTCCAATGTCGCGTCGATGGCGGCGGAATAGCCATGACGGTCACAGCCTCCAATTTCGAGCGCAAGGCCAACGACCTCTACGAAACCGAGCCTTGGGCTACGGAGGCGCTGCTTCGGCAGTTTCCGGTGGCTGGGCTCCGAGTATGGGAACCGGCTGCCGGCAACCACGCCATCGTCCGGGTACTGCGGAATCACGGCGCCATCGTCAGCAGCAGTGACATCGAAACCTACGATGTCGAGCACGACGCCATCAGGGATTTCCTGAACCGGCCATATACCGGGCCGCAGTTCGACGCGATCATCACCAATCCACCCTACGGCAAGGGCAACCGCGATGCGGTCCGGTTTGCCGAGCTGGCGCTTGAACGGTGCCCCGGCATGGTGGCTCTGCTGCTGACCGCCAAGTTCGACTTCGGTAAGACCCGCCGCCACCTGTTCGCGGACAATCCTCGCTTCATGGCGAAGATCGCCCTGCTGGACCGGATTTCGTGGGGCGGGAACGGCCAGACGGGGACGGAGGATCACGCCTGGTACGTGTGGGGGCCGGGGCCGTATGAGCACGGAATCACCCTCTATGAGGGGAGGGCCGCATGACCCCCTCCATCCCCCGCATCAACCGCGACAGCATCCGGATCAAGCCGGCCTATGCCAAGGCGAGGCATTGGGGTGCGCCGACGATCAATCGCGCCAAGGCGTGGATATTCAAGACGGCGGAGCTCACCCGGCAGCGCGACCGGAGGAGTAGAGCCCGATGAACGTCCACACGCCCCTCAAGGATCAGGCTCGCACCCGGGATAGCGCCCATTCGGTGCGCATCGCGCTTCCCCTGCCGCCCTCGGCCAACAACATGTTCGTCAATGTCAGGGGCAAGGGGCGGGTCCGGTCCGAGAACTACAAGTCCTGGTCACGTACCGCTGGCCTGCTGATCCGGGCGCAGCGCCCGGGGCGGTTTGACGTTCCGGTGCGCGTCAGGATCGAGGTCAACCATCCTCGCGGGCTCGGCTTCGACATCGACAACCGCATCAAGGCCATTCTGGATGCTCTCGTGCAGTATGGCCTGTTGATAGACGACAGCGCCAAATGGGTTCGCGGCGTCGAGATAGTCGTGGTCGAAAGCGGCGCGGAGTGCCTCGTTGAAGTGGAGGCGCTGCGTGGGTGAAGTCGTGACCTTCGATCCTGGGCGGGCTCGTAGGGGCGGTATCACCGCCGCTCAACTCGACACGTTCGAGCGCTGGCGGCTGGCCAACCTTCGTGCCCAGGCCACCATGGAAATTGAAGACGCCATCGCCGCCGGCATTCTCTGGCGCGAGTGGCTTGAGAGCTTCAAGGCCATCAGCTCATGAACGCGCTGCTGCCCAACATCAATATCGATGCGGAGCAGGCCCTGCTCGGGGCCTGCCTCAACAATCCCGATACCCTCGACGTGATCGAGGGGATCGTGCGGGCGGAGGATTTCTCCGAGCCGGTCCATGTCCAAATTTTCGACGCCTTCCGCCGCGCAAGGGAAGAAGGCCGGCGAGTGGACGTGACACTCACCAAGGCGGTGTTGGGCGGCGATGCACAGGCCAGGATCGTCGGCGGCCTGACCACGGGGGAATATATTGCCCTTATGGCCTCCAGCGCCACCACGGTGCTGAATGCGCCGGACTATGCCAGGGTAGTTGCCGAAGCGGCCAACTATCGGCGGCTCAAGGCGGCTGGCGACATGCTCTCGCAGCGGGCAGCGGCGGGATATGCAGCCGGCACCCCGGCGCAGATCGCCGCATCCATCATCACCGACCTCGATGAGGTGATTACCGCAACTGCCTCGAAAGGCAATCGCCGGGTGTCACTCGGTGAGGCGGTGGACGCGGCCTACGAGGCGATGATCGAGCGTACCGAGGATGGCGTGGAGCGCGGTGTCACCACCGGCATTGCCGACCTCGATGCGGTCACGCGGCTCTATCCCGGCGAGCTTACCATTGTCGCTGCCAGGCCCTCAATGGGCAAGACCACGTTCGGCCTCAGCACGGTGCTGGCGGCGGCCAGGGCCGGCGACGGCACGCTATTCATCTCGCTCGAAATGGGCGAGGTGGCCCTGGGCCAGCGCGTCCTTGCCGACCTGTGCTATGGACCCGAATACGATCCCATAGCCTATACCGACATACGCGACGGCAATCTCAACGCGCAGCAGAAACAGCGCCTGGCCGTCGCCCGCGAGGTGGCGGCGCGCTATCCCGTCGAAATCGAGCAGGAGCCGGGCCTCACGGTATCGCAGATCGCGGCGCGGGCACGCAACGTTCGCCAGGCGTTCCGGCGCCGAGGGAAAGACCTGGGACTGCTGGTGGTGGATCACCTTGGCCTGGTCAATTCCGGCGACCGCTATGCCGGCGCCCGCCACCTGGAGCTGGGGGCGATCACCTCGTCCCTCAAGGTTCTGGCTAAAGAAATGCAGATTCCGGTGATGCTGCTGTGCCAGCTCTCCCGAGCGGTGGAGAGCCGGGAGAACAAGCGACCTCAACTGTCCGACCTCCGAGAAAGCGGGCGGATCGAGGAAGACGCCGACACGGTGATGCTGCTCTACCGTGAGGCCTACTACCTGGAGCGGAACAAGGAATCCGATCCGGACAAGGACATGATCCGGATGGAGCGCCTGCGCGACCTGCGCAACACACTCGAAATCAACGTTGCCAAGCAGCGCCAGGGCGCCACCCGCACGGTGGAAGCCTTCGTGCACATGCCGAGCAACGCCGTCCGCAACATGCACCGGAGGTATTGATGAGCCTAACCCCCGCCATGATTGATGCTCTGGTTGCCTCTGGCTGCACGGCGGAGCAACTGGCTGCCGTTGTCAAGGCCGCCTTGGCCGAGGATGAGGCACGGCGCGAAGCGAAGCGGGCAGGGAACCGCGAGCGTCAACGCCGCCATCGCCTGAATAACGCGATGTCACGCGATGTAACGCATGTCACGCGTGACACCCCTTCCCCCCTTTGCCCCCCCGATAAAGAAATTCCC